GCAGAAGACGGCATACGAGATGCCTAAGTGACTGGAGTTCAGACGTGTGCTCTTCCGATCTTGCTGTTTCTGTTGGTTGCATGGTAGCCGGGTGGAATGTTCTTATGTCTGCCACGTCTGTTGGCGAGTTTCCGAGTATCGCGCGTTGCTGGGCTTGCAAGGGGTGCAACGGCTATGGCCGTGGTTTCGTCTGCGACGTGAAACAGCTCAAGGACGCGGTGGTGAAACTCAGGACGGATCGTTATGATCCTCTGTGTTTTTCCATGGCCGCCAACGGTGTCGCGGTTACCAACAGACTTGGAATGTCCTATCAGCTGCCGGGCGTTGGCTGCGTAGGGGCGAGTTCGGGTGAAACTGTCACGTCGTTCTACTTGAATCCGGCGTATGTGTCCGAACTGTTGACAAGGGTGGCCGCTTTGGGCAAGTCCGTTGAGTTTCTGACTTCCACGGGGTATTCCGGTGTTTGGATCGGGCCGGTGGTTGACGTTGATGACCCGTTCGAGACGACTGGCTGGGGCGGTGAGGGGTATCTCCTCATGCCTATGCGTGGTGCCTCATGTGATTTTGCGGGCGGTGAGGTCAAGCCGGTTGGCGTGTTCCACCCGGACGCGCCCAAGGTCAAGCCGGTGTTTGGCCTTGTTGACGCGCCTGATTGGGCGTTCGTTGATTCCATCACGTCTAAGTCTAAGCGTTCTAAGCGTGAGCCGGTCAAGCCTGAGCAGCCTGAGCCTGAGCAGCCCGAGCCGGTCAAGCCTGAGACTGAGCCGGAACCGGTCAAGCCGGTGGAACCGGAACCGGCTGAGACCGTGGAACAGTCTAAGCAGCCCATGAGTGATCTTGGCGGTCATACCATTGTCGAGTTCGCACGTGAGTTCGAGGCCATTTACACGATGCTTCACAATTCCGACGTTTCGCCCGCTGACTATGGCGAGGCGGTTACGGCGTTCGCTGATGGCGAGTATCCGGTGAATGTTCTTGAAGCGTTCAACGATTATCGCGAGGATTACGTTTCGTCTGACCGGGAGGCGGCGGCGTTCATGATGGCGTTGCAGTCCAGGGCGATGCAGCCTGAGCCTGAGCCTGTCACGGCTGAGATTCCCGAGGTGCCGCCACGGACGGAGCCTCATGAGGTGGTTGCCACGTCCAGTGCGGTCATGGTGCGCAAGGCGGTGATTCCGGGCGGCAAATCGGTCAGGGAACTGTCCGACGTGTTCGGCGCGTATGCGCATAAGCCGCGTGGCTTCCGTGACTCCAAGGGCCGTCGTGTGGCGTATGTCGTGTTCGACGGTACGGGTGGAGTGGTCGCTTACCGCGACTGTTACACGGACGTTGACGCGCGGCTGGAAGAGCAGATTGCCGACTATCTCGCCGCCCATAATCTCAGGCTTGCCGCTTGAAAAAGAATATGCCGCCACTGTTCGGAGCGGTGGCGGCACCCTAATTACCACTATCAAAAAATAATCAGGCAGACCATAGTGTATGTGGTTTGCCGGAAAGAAGCAAATCATGTTCGGTAAGGTTCGTAATGTTTTTCTTGTTGTCGTGCTTGTCGTCGCCGTTGGTGTCGTCGGCCATTTGGAGGCCGTGGATCAGGCCCGGTCGTTGGGTGGCGCTTCGGCGGCGGTGGCCGGGTCTTGGGATGCGTGGCGTCACGACAATCCCGGTTCCGTCGCTTCCGCGTTTCCTTGGCCGGATATTCCGGCTTGTTCCGTCGAGGATGGTTCCGTCGCGGCTGATGGCGGTTCCGACTATCAGCATGTGTGCAGGTGGGATGCGTCCGTGTCGGGCAATGGTGTCGGCGAGTCGTATGTGCTTGTCGATGGCCGCAAGGTTTTGGAGTGGTGAGCCGCTCTTGGGAACGATCGTGCCGCCCATGGTTGGAGCGTGGGCGGCGCGTGCAATCAATCGGATCTATTGGGAAGGAGACTGTGTCTTGATGGTTTATCAGTTTTCGCGTTTCGACCGTGAGTCGAACCGTGAGTTGTGGCGGTGGCGTTCGCCTGTTTCGTTGCGGGTGGAATGGTTGGCCGCGTGGTTGAAGCGTGAGCATGCCGCGCGGTTTGGTTATCGTGCGTGGCTTTACGTGCAGGTGTCGTCCGGGGATATGATTCGCGCGACATGTTGTCGTGGCGTGACGAGATCGAGGCATGACATGACGCACGGCAAAAATCTGACCCGCCCGCGTGCCGTGTGGTATGCTTGAATTGTCGTACCGGATTGGCGAGTGTCCGGTTGAAATACTCCCGGCTCAATCCGGGACACGTGGGTTAAAATATTTTGAATATGGTGAATCTTGTGTTTTTCATTGTTTGAAGAATACGATGATGAATCATTGTCTGGCTCCGGTTCCGTGCTTGCGGGATCGGGGCCTGTTCTTTTCCGGGTGACACGCCCGACTTGAAATGATACCATCGGTATCATATACTTAATTACAAGGCGGGAGGCGCTAGGCATCCCCACAATCTCAAGGAGACTGAAAGAAATGATTACCCGCGAATTTGATTACACCGCAGACGAGTTCGACGCCGAACAGCCTGTGCAGATGGCTACTCTTGAGTGGGGCACGGTGGACGCGAACGGCTATTGCCACCGCCACTCGCTCCGCATGGAACACCACAGTGGAGACGGCTTCAAGGCCGCGAAGCGCGAGGCATTGGCGATCATGGGCAGGGACTATCCGAACGCGACGCTCAAAGTGCGCGACTCCTATCATAACGGCAGGTTCTACGCAGCGTTCCTCATCGACGCCGACGAGTGAGAAAGAGGGAAACGGGTGGCGTCTTGACTCCAAGATCGGAACGGATTCGGATGATTCCGATTTGCTGGTGTTCGATTGCGTCAAGGCGTGACGTGTTCCGTTGAAAATCGTTGTTTTGCCGGTTCCAGCGTGTTTTTCATGTGTTTTCGCGTGTTTTTCATGCTGGAGACGACGTTTTCCGTGTTTTCATGATTGTTTGGAGGTTTGTATGACGTTTGGATCGAAGGCCGCTTTTCGTGCGGCACGGGAGCGGTGCGGCATCAGTCAGAAGATGCTTGCCGACCGTTTCGGCAATGCCGTGTTGACGGTGAAACGTTGGGAGAAGCCCGGCGAGGCGGAGCCGCCGGCAGACGTGCAGGCATGGTTGGAAAGTATGCTCACGCAGCATGTCGAAGCGGTCGAGGCCGCTTTGGATGCGGTGGAAGAGATGACGGAAACGCAAGGGCATGCACCCAGCCATGTGGATCTGCTCTACTATCGTTCGCAGGCGCATTACGACACGTATGGCCGTGACAAGGGCGATTATGCGATAGTGAACGCGCGTTCGCGTGAGATAGGAGCGATCCTCGAAGCCGAGGGTATCGAAGCGCGGTTCCGTTATCCCGAGGATGATGAAGCCGGTTTACAACGTTTGGCGAACACTCGTTAAACGCATTTGTTGTTATCAGGGCCATTGTAGACCGCTCAGACGGTGCTTGACGCAGTGTGTAGCCAATTGTCCGCCAATTCGGCTTCGTTGACTGGCTCGAAATGCCATGCGTCCAATCCGACGTTGATCTCATTGTGATGTCTGCCGAACTCTAGCGGGTCATGCGCGTGCGTGTGTCCGTGCAGGAGCAGCGTGTTGTTCATGCGTGGTATCGCGTATTCTGCTAATTCCGGCGCGTTCCAATTGGTTGAGACTGCGCCTAGGGGTTTGCTTTGCGTGAAGTCTTCACGCCATTGGAAGTGGCTTAAAAATACCGTGTGTGGATTGTTGCCCCACCCGTCTCTGATTTCGGTGATGCCGACTCTTCCGACTTCCCCGAACACGCTTGCCAACTTTTCCAGCGTGCGGCTGGATGCGTAGAGTTCGTGGTTGCCGAGGATCAGGTGTCTGTGTTTGCGCGGGACCTGTAGATTCTGGATGCGCATTATCGCCTGGTCGACGCTTCACGTGCTGCCGGAGCTGATGTCTCCCAGTATGTAGAGTTCGTCTTCCTTGCCGACGTATGTGTTTATCGCCTGTACGATGTCGGCATCGTGCCGACGCCAGTCGACACAATCCTTGAGCTGCCTGCCGTCGCGTTCGGCCTGTTGCCTGATCGATTCGTCGCGAGCGTATCCGGGTCGCGCGTAACCGCGTAGCGCGGCCACGAATGGGTGCGCGAAATGCAGGTCGCTGGTGAACCATTTCATGCGTCCGACTCCCTCGTATCGTCGTGTTGCCTATCCCACTCGTCCAATGTTTCGAGCAGGGCGGACAGGTCGAAGTATCCATACTTTAGATATTCCGTTTTCCCGCCGCGTGTCCGGTATTCCATGTACAGCGATTCCGAGGAGCCGCATATCTCATGTTGGTAGTCGGTCACTTCGATTGGCTCGTTGTCTGACCCGTCGAACAGTTTCGGTGATCCCACGGCGATCACGCGCATGAGCAGTTCTTTGGTGGTTGGTGACGTCATTGTGTCTCCTTTTCGAGTCTGACCATTTTGCCGAAGACGTTAACAAAATGGTCCACGTGTTCGTCTTCTACCTGTAGTTCCGTGTCCTCGTGTACGATTGCCTTGATATCGTCGTTGACTTGGTTCGACAAGTGCAGGATGACGTGAACGTCTTTCCTGTACACCAATCGTTTGGGTACGTCTTCTTTCGAGGGGAGGAAAGACGTGAAACTGGGCACGATGGCGTAGTCGGCGCAGATTTCTTTCAGCTTGCCTGACACAACGGTGCCATGCAAGCTGTTGATGGTGATTCGCTTGCCCAAGTACGTGGCGTTCAGATGGTCTGCCGTGATTGTCTGCTTGTTCACCAGAGCCAACCTCCACCAATGAACTGCCAACAGTCCGAGTCCGCTTCAATCTCGATGACTCGCAAGTCCGGGAATTTCTCGCGGGCAAGCTTGTTTACGCGGGTCTCCGCTTGTTCTCGTGTCGTGTAAACGCCCATGATGCTCACGAATCCCGCGGTGTATGATGTTTCGTCCATGCGCATCGGGGTGTCAGTGAACGAATCGGGATTATATGGTTGGTCCCGGTACTCGATGTATTCGTTGTGATCCTGTACGTTCGCAGTTACTAGGTAGATTCGCATGACGCGCTCACTTTCCACTGATTTTGATTGTCTCGCTCATTCCGCGTGGCCTCCTAGTTCTAGTTGGTAATTCTTTCGAAGCGTATTTCCGGGCGTGGGAATGTGCTGCCGAGG